CAGCTGCGTGATCCGAGAAAGACTTGCTCATGTCCTTCTTCTTCATGGCCGAAGGCTTGACCATCTCGCGAAGCATTTCCTTATCTTCTTCTTCGTCCTCGTGGTCCTCAGCCTTGGCCATAGCCTTATCCATGTCCTTGCCGTACATGGCCTTCTTGGCCTCGTCCTTGTCCATCTTCTCCTTGTCGAAGAGTTCCATTCCGCCCTTGGCTACGAATGCCTTCTCTCCTGCCTTGAGGGGCATGCCCTTGGCGATCTTCATGGCAACGCTCTTACGCATTGCTACGCCAGCCGACTTGTAGTCCGTGCCGTCTGGACCAATGGAATCGCTCCAGTCCTGGTCTTCCCAAGACGAACCAGCCCAACCACCCTTTGGATCAGAGTTGTTTGGGGTGTGGTAAACCTGCGTTGCACCAGACTCACCGACCATACCAGGAACTTCGGTGGTCGCAGTGCCACGGTCGCCGTGGCCCTTCGCCAGATCCTGAAGGGTCTGAAGTGCCTTCTGGAGATCACCAGCTTCGATCTTCTTCTCCGTCATGTTTTCACTCCTGTACAAATAAACCAAACGCAATATTTGCGATTGCCTTTACAGCCTCATCATCTGCGAGACCAGTCTCACTCTTGATTACGGCACATGCTTCCGAGTACGAAAGCATGCTCTTCTTAACTGTCACCACATCGCGCTGCTTACCTTCGAGGCTTTGCGGCACTACGGGGCTTCCGCCACTTACTGCCATAGCCTTTTCGGTATCAGCTTCGTCCTTTGCTTCTTCCTTCTTGTCGTCCTTCTTGTCGTTCTCTTTCATGAGATCCCACTTCTGTGTAGACAGTGACTTGGCAATCTCAGCCCAGGTCGCTGTATTAACAGGTTGTGTGGTAATGGCAATGTCTTGGATCCAACATTTCTCAATTTTGGTACCATTGCGACGAAGAACTTTTCCTTGAATGGAAAAACCAACTTTTCTATCGGAGCCAGATGCAGCAAGCTGCTGCATGAGATTCCAGTAATAGTCTGCGCGAGACTCAGCCGCAGGATCTGGATTCTTGAACAAGAAACCCTTCACCCATAGACCGTTCTTAGTAATTTTAGCTTCGGTTGGCTGACCGATCTTAAACTCTGGTCCTGGCTTGTGGTCATCGTTAAAGTACCCATGCTTTAGAAAATAAGCTAGGTCGATGCCGTTCTGATCCAGAACTTCACCCTGCAAATCCCTGCCGTCAGTAGAAGCGATTCCTTGAATCCAGCGCTTCCCTGTCTTGTCCGCTCCCTTGTCTCCGCCCTTCACAACAACCATCTGTGCAGGTACGAAGCAAGAGAACGTATCTTCTGTTAGCCAGCCTTTTTCCATGAAACCTCTGGAAACAAAAAAGGAGTAGATAGAGTTAAAAACTCTATCCTACTCCCTTTATGGAGAAACGTTATGTATGAGTATCTTAGCGGGCACAAAGTAACCTGTCAAGAAGTTTCTACTGTGCCGCGAAAGTTTCGTATGTACAAAGGAACGTGTCGTACAGACTCTTCAACGTTAGAAGCCATAGACTTTAGCAGTTCAGAGTTGATCTGTAAAGGAACTTTTACTTCTGCATGGCAGCTTTTGCAAACTGCAAATGCTGCATCATCTTTAAACACTAGTATTTTTGCGCGAATCTTAGTATCCGAGCCTAGTGCCTTAACAATCACTTCACCACAGGAACAGTTAATTAGATGATTCATGTTCGTACCACCTTAATAACATCCCCGTCTACAAGTATGCTTTTTTCGAAGTCTTGAGGATCTGCAGACACAGAATCCCAACCTGGAGATGCTTCGCCATCTACAAACCAGGCGCTAGCTGTAACTGTAGCAGTATTAGCGGACTTAGAAAAGCCAGAAAGTAACTCTGTGTTAATTTTAAAGTGCTTGGTAAGGAAGCTGAACAGGGAAGCAGGCGGAACGTTTCCGTCTCTGGTAAGGTCGAAGTGGGTATACTGCCTGTCGAAAAGGCGAACAGGAGCAGGCTTAGCTGCCCTATCGTAAAATTCGAGAGAAGTAGGAGTAGTTACGCCATACACAGTTTCCTGTGTACTGGACTCAAGCTTTATGACTTTTCCAGGAGCGGGGAAGCGGCTCTTAATTAGAGGCCAAACTTCTTCGTGGTACAACTCTCCTGTGAACTGTGCCGTATACGCTCTAAGCTCCTGCGGAATGACAGTCTTAAACTTCAAGCCATCCAGGCTCTTCTTTACAGAAGCTGAGTTCATAGCCTCAGCTACTTGTGGATTCTGAGCGGTGAAGAATGAGTCTTTTACAAGATCCCAAGCATATACGTGACCATTGTGGTTTCCGTATATCATTCCTTCGCTGGGATAGCATGTGTATATACCAGATGCGGACTGAACAGTGATAGCCTCGCTATCTCTGAATTCCTGCTTTCTTCTGGCTTCTTTGGCTTTCTTCTGCGTCGGGTGAGAGTTGCCCTCTTCAGTGTCACCCTCAACATCGGAAACTATGCCAGCCTTGGCCCAAAACGCAGGATTAGACGGATGAGGCATTCTGTTAGAAAGCTCAACCGCTTCTTCTTCCGTTACGTTAGGGTCAATTATCTGCCAATGATATGGAGCTACATGGAAATCTGGATTTCCGTAACCCATCAAGAAGTGCAAGTTTCCTTCTATGGAACCTAATAGATGTTTGATGGGTTCTTTGGCGTGCGAAGGATGAGAGCACGTAAACGAAATAGCACTAGAATCCTTGCCCTGCAGCTTCTCGCTGAGGTTCTGGAGACGTGCCCACTTGTCTAAACCCTTTGCTTTGCGAGCCTTGAGTAGCGGCTCCCACGAGTCAAAGTAATCAAATAGCTCTTTCATTCTGGTACCTCCGAGTCTGGCGTGGGCTTTGGCTCTTCAGCGTCTTCAGGACTCGCAGGAGTTTCTTCTGGAGCTTCTTCTTCTTCTTTTGCTGCGGATTCTTGCGACTCTACAACTTCCTTTTCCTCTTCAGGCGTAAGGTCGTGTAGAGGCTCTGCGTGCAGCCAATCGGAGAACTCTTTTTCGTCAGTACGAAGACTGGTCAAGTCTGATCGGACTACAGCAATTCCGAAGTCGTCAACAAAGAGGCGTGTGAGGCTCTTGTTTACACTCTCTGCGTAGTTCCTGAGCAGCGCAACGCGGACTTTGTAGTCCACCAGGTATCTAACGTCGTCGCGAGTAGAAAGGGTCCTGCCCAATTCGTCAAAGGCAAGAGCTTCTACATCTTCTGGTGGAATCTGCTGGAATGCCATTCTGTTTACGATTCGGCTAAACAGATGAGAAGCGTTCCAATTTAGCAAATACTTTGGACTGACACGTAACGAGTAAAATACCGAATTTAGGTAGTTTATTCCTACTGGAAACTCACCGTGCATAGTCTTGAACTTAAACAACGGTTCAGTAGGACCACGCATAGCAACTAGACTTGTCATGAAGTCTAGGAACTTCAGGTCTCCCACAAACTTACGATCAAGCAAAATTACCGTTTGATCCACGAACTGAATGTCCGCGACCGTGGCATTTACTAATTCCTCAGGCTGATAAAAACCTTGGTCACACAAGATTAGTAGCGCGCCCGTAATCTTGTCTTTGGTGTTGTCTGAATCAAACAGCTTAGAAGACTTAGCTCTAAACTTGGGAAGACTGTCGTCTACAACACGAAGCTGCTGCTGCACGTAAAGGTCTAGATTTTCCTTTATGTCGGCGTCTAGGTATACGTACTTCTTTCCCTTTTGGTCAAAGACTTCAAACCAAATATTTCTACCATCATTTTGACGGTAGTTTTCATTTCTTGTAGCAGTTATTCCTTCTGGAACTGCAATCTGACGCTTGTAGCCTTCTTCCGTAAAGAACGTTGGATTCTTTTCTGGTAGTGGCTGCGCTTTATCTAGCAGCGGGGCACCCAAAAACGGATCGAAATCGGGAGTTCCCTCAGCTGCATTTGAGTATCTGTAGTAGTTACCTAAACGGTCGCGCCACCAATATTGGTAGACGGTTCCGTATTCTCCGGACTTAAAGATATATTGATGTGTGACATCTGCAGACGTCATACCAAAAGCCTACTTGATGTTATTCTCCGCAGAAGTCATCGCCAACCCTATACACCTTAACGTTCATTCCGTTCAAGACGTCTACCAAAATGCCCAAAGAACACAGT